TTGATCCGCCAGTTGGAGTGATATTGCAGGTTGCACCTGACAGGAATGTTGTTGTTGCCATTGGTGGCTCCTTAGTTTCTACGCACGGCGATTGCCACCGTGAGATCATATGTGGGTATGTCTTGCCCACCGTAGACCGCGTTGCCTGGACGGGCGTCTACGACTGCGATGGGCGAGTTCATGATGGTGTCTACCGTTGTCATGAGATAGTCGCCTGAGTCCTGGTTGCCTGGAGGGGCTGCCAAGACTCGGACGGGAATCCGAAAGTCGCCGACGTTATAAGTAAATGATGTCATGACGGGGAGTTCAATCATGACGGACATTGGGCGCGCGTTTCGGGGATCTGTGACGGGTTTGAGACCCAGAGTTGTAAGTGCTGTTTTGATTGCATTGACTGCGTCGACGAGGATTCCTGTGGCAGCCATTATGCGACCTGTGGTCTTCCGCAGCCGATGAGGGCCATGATGCGTCCCATTGTTGAGGGAACGGGAATGGATGACATGGAATCGAAACTGGCGAATGAATCGGCACTTCCGCGCTCGCGATACAAGGTTGAGGCATAAAGAATCGTGCCCAATTTCACCGAAGCATCTGGAACAACGGATTGAGAATCTGTGTACCCCGCTTCGCGACGTTTGCGGAAAATGTACGAATTCGCAGCTGCTACGCAAGTAGTGATGAAGGCGGTGTCGTTGGCGGTTGCGACGTCAATGCCCAAGAATTCCAGCACCATCGCATTTGTGCACCAACTGATGCTTGGGGTAAATGTGACTGCACCGGTAGCGGTTGAACGGGTGAAGTCCGAACCTGCGTTGACATACATGAACTGGTAAAGACGAATTACATCGGAGTCAAATTGGAGGTCGCCCTCGTCAGATACCCCGATGAATTCAAAGTCTTGTGTTGAGACGATGGTTGCGGTTGCGTTGAATCCGTGGCTTGCGCCTGTGACTGTTACGGAGTCCCCGACCTGTATGCCAGTCTCAACGAAGGTCTGAAAAATGGCGTACCCATCGAGGCGCGTATGGAACGCGAGATCGTAAGTAGCCATTTTCCAGTTCCTTTAAGAGTTCGCCTGAATCAGACGAACGCAGCCTTGACGAACTTGGTTGGGTCAATCATGAGCGTTGCAAGGTAACCGCGGAATGCGATTGTGCGGCTCAGGGTTGACGGAACGTCGATGCTGATTGCGCCCTTCTGTTGTTCAAAGATTTCGTAGCCAGATGGGTCACCGACGATGACTGTGCTTGCTGCAAAGTTGCGGTCAACAACAACCTTCAAGCCGAAGGCCATCATGTCGGTTGAGTTTGCATTTGAACCACCGAATGCGTTCATTGGCCCAACGTTCGGGAACAACGGACGGTCTGCGGTGTCGCTCAATGACGAAAGGCTCGCCCAGACGTTGGGTGCAAGGAACAAGTGTGTTGGCAAGTTGCCATTGCTCGAGGACAAGATTGTCGACGCTGCACCATAGATCCATTCAACCCAATACGAAGGATCAGCACCTGATGCGCTTGCAAAGTTGCGAGTGACTGATGCTCCGGTAGCAAGGTTGTCAGCTGCGACGTTGTCGGTTTCGTTGGCGTAAATGCGAGCCATGTCGTCAAGTAGAAGACCAATGATTTCAGGCTGTGACCAGTCAATCGACTGCTCGGACAAGGTGACGTATCCGCCGTATGTTGCCTTTGTAACTTGATTGTCTGTGATAACAAAAGTGCCTTGAGTCAGCGCGGTGTTTTCAGTTGCCTGGTTGCCGATTGAAGTATGTGTTGTTACTTCTGGACGAATAAATACTTTTCCGCCTTGTGGCATTGCCTTTGCACCGATTGCGTCAATAACTGGACGACGACCGATGAAGTTGTTGTAGACAGGCTGAACAATTGGAAGTGGAAGAACGCCTGGGATGTCTGAGGTAAGGACGTTTGGTGCAGCTGCACGGATGCCTTCGCTCATTGCTCGCCATTGGTCTCCGCCAACAAAAGCGGCTGAGATGTACTCGGCTGCTGAAGGCATGATGAAGTCTTTCTTGGCTGATGCGAAGATTGGTGATGTTGGGATGGCGTCGGGCGCGGAGGCTTCGACTTGGGTTTCTGTTGACATTGTTTCCTCCTGGAGACTTGTGTCGGGTTGGGGTTCGTCTTCCTCTTCTTCGACCTCTGGGTCGTGTTCTGAGGCTGCGATTTGTTCGATGATTGCGTCGGCAAATGCCGGAACGCTTACTACCGAAAGTTCTTGTAGATCAGCGGATGAAACAATCATGACGCCGTTCTTGTCGTACTTAAATTTTTTGGGTACTGCACCGACGGAGACTGAGTCATATGCGGACATTTGAATTAGTTCAACAACGTCGTCGGCTGCTTTTGACCGAGCAAAAGTTGCGCTGAATCCAAGGCCGTTGTCAAGGTCGACAAGTTCGGTAACAATTCCGATTGGGCGTCCGTCGTGGTTTTCAAGAAGTCGCGCGGGCTTGGCATTCAAGTCAAAGGCTCCGCGCTTGAACATAACCTTCTCGCCGCCTGAAACGGTTGCAACTGTGTCCCAGGGGACTGCGATGCCGGTGATGGTGCGCGGGGAATCTTCTCCAGCTGCTGCGTCGAGGGTGACGGGGACGGCGGTGAACTTGATCATGAAGGCATCTCCTGAAGGTTGGGTACTTGTGGTTCAACTAAAGCGTCGTGCATTTCGCCAACGGCAAGAAGTTCGTCTGTGTCAAAGCAGACATAGCGTCCGCGACTAACAACGTCGTTCATGCTGAGACGAGAAGTAATGGCATTTGCCAGCATTTGTGCCCCGAAGAGCCATAGATCCTGGCGAGCCTGAGACGCGTTCTGATAAGTCATTGACGCGCCAGGTGTTGGTGCCGAAACGAGGTATGCGGGTACGGAGCAAATCCTGCTGAGGTCAAGGGCTTGGTATTCGCGTTGCGCTGCGTTGACTTCAAGCGGGTCGCGGTCAAATTCCACAAAGTTGACATAGTTGTTTAACGCGCCAATGACGTTGCCTTCGCGCCGAGCCTGCGCCCATTGCGCTGCCAAGTCTCCGAGTTCTTCACCGGACATTGTTTCGCCTGCGGAAGTTTGTTGAAGGTAACCAGGAACAGTTTCAATCGTTGCTGCACGATCTGCGTACTGGTCGAGGTGAGTCGCAATGCTGACGGAGCGTCGACCTGAATACATGAGACCAGTTGTCGGTGCAAGGAAGGTGATGATTTCGTTCGGGTCTAACGGGACGCCGTTAAATTCAATTTCGTCTGGCATTCCGAAAAATTGTGGGCCTTGTTGATTTGGTGTTTGAATGTTTGCGGAAGGTAGCCATTCAAAAGACATTGGGCGTCCGTCAGTTGCGTTTCTTGAAGTGACTGCCCAGAAGGCGCGTCCCGTCATCCATAAGTCCGTGACCGTATTTGCAAGGATGAACTGGCGAGGAACTTTCGGATCAGGATTTTCCATCCACGATTCGTTCGGCACATAGATTTCTTCGTACTCAGTACCGTTCCATTGCTTGACGTACTGGCGGAACTCAAGGCCAGAGATGGTCGAGGCGAGAAGGTCTCTCGCCCTCGACACCGTCGGGAGACTAAGGGCGACCTGCTCAAATGCACCGCTTGTCCATGCATACATCGGTGGGACGCCAAGACTGCCAACACCGGCAGCGGCTTTGATTGGCGAAGATGCAAATTCTGCGGTTGTGATTTTTCGGGAGAAGAACGCCACGAATGGAGTCTCCCACAAACTAGTTGCAAATGCAACTACCTTCCGAACGCCATTGCTGCGCGTCCAGTATTTGACGGGCGGGAAACAAGAGCTGCCGCAACGACCAAAAGTCGCGCTGCTTCAATCGGGCCAGGGGAGCGTTGACTACTGATCACGACCTGACCGTTAGCACGGGCAAGGACGGCGCGGTTGACATGAGTTGCCAGAAGTTCTTCGCCTCGGTGGTAGATGCGTTTCTCAAGAATGAGCGAGCGAGTCAGACCCGTAAATTTAAGTACCTCGGCGTAGCCGAAAATTTGACGTCGCCGTTCTAACTTCTCTGGGGTGTGTAGATCGAGTGCCGGTGTAATTGCCAGGCGCAACTTCGGGTCTGCCTCCATTGCCTCGTTAATTTTAACCCACATTTCTTTAAGGGATTCTGTTGAGAACTGAACAGTTGCAATAATGTTGCCCTCTTCGGTGAGTCCGCAACGGATGCCCACATACTTTTCCCCACCTGTGGATGAGTCGACGGCAAGGACGCCCCCTGTCGGGCAATCAAATTCTGTAAACAACTTGTCCCAGACTCCAGGCTGAATCCAAGCGTCCGCCGATGAGACCCACAGATTCAAGTGGGCGCGGAGGAACGCTGCACGATCTGGAGTTTCCGCAGCTGCTTGCAATGCCTCGAGGGTGATCGTCTGACCAAGGGCGGGGTTGGCATAGCCCCAATTAATTTCGTCGTTCGGGTCAACCGACGGAAGACTCCATTCGGCAAAATACAGACGAGTCTGCTTCTGCTGATCTATCGCGCCAATCGCTGCCTCACGAAGACGCTGCATTGTCTTAGAAGATTCATCGCCCGAAGTTGACCAGGAGGAAAGGAGTGGAGACTTGACCGCAATCTGCGACGGGCGCAACGCGTCAAAGTAAACCTCTTCGGAGACGTTCCAGATTTCGTCAACAACAATCAGATCGTAAGTTCCGCCATGAAGATTCGGCGTCGCAGCGCGGACTTCCCACGTCGACCCGTTCGGCATCTCAACTTTGTTGCGTCCGTAACTCCAAGTTACATGACCCTCAAATTGTGCCTCAAGTACCGGAGCAAGTTCGTTGAAAATTGCAACCGCGCGATCAAGTTTGTTGGCAACGGAAAGAACGTGCATTGGTTTTCCGCGCATCGCTGACCAGTCCGTCAGGAAGAATCCACAGAGGCTAGTAAGTGCAACGCTTTTCCCATTTTGTCTGGCGCAGCTAGTCAACGCTTCACGAAAAACAAGGTCACCGTTTTCATCGTGGGTCAATTGTCCGGTCAACGCAATGATTTGCCAGTCAAAGAGTCTGCGGGAAAGAACGCGCTCAGACCATGCAGCAACCGCAGGCCCGTAAGAACCTGATCCCTGGGTGACCGATTCCAACCTGGGCTGAACCA